GGTTACATCACCTACACAATATCCTGTATCCCAATATCCATATACGACATATTGGTCTGCAAAAGCCATTAGCAGTCCTCAGCACCAGCATAGTCACTATAAGTCTTTAGAACCTCGTAGATTGCAGGAATTAAGTCACCCTTTAAATCTTCCATAGCGATATAGTGTGCGTTTTCTTTGACTGTAGCCATGTTGCTGTGCCTTGCCGACTCGTCATAATGAATAGCGACTTGGACTTGTATTTGGTCTTTAGTGCCAAAGAAGTTAGTGATTCTAGCGTAGGCTTGTGGGGCTGGTACGCCAAATTGTGTTTGAACAGCGAGCTTAAGTGCCATGATGTTGCTCCTTTGTTAAAAATTAATATGTCATTTCTGTTGTGCGGATTTGGCAAACTGTACGAATAGTTGTTGCCGCTTGCCCTGTAAAGGTAACTCTTAAACCACCATTGGTAGTATCGGCTGTTACTGCAATAGCCCAAGCAGAAGCACCAGCATCAGCATAGCTAGATGTTACTGTAGGTGTTCCTACCAAGGCTGTAGATGCCGCATTAGCACCTCGTTTAATCACACCTTCAATAGTGAATCCTTTAGTGTTACCACCGCCAGTAACTCCTGATATAACTTCTCCAGTAAAGAAGTAAGCAGAGTTATTAGGTAGTATTACTTGGTTTGTTGTTCCTGCGGCTGAAGTGTTTGAGCGTAATGCTGTGGCTGTAGCGTCTGTTGTTTGAACAGCCAATACAAGTAATGCGGCTTGATTTACTCCGTTAGCAGAAGCTATAGCTTGATTACAAGCAGGAAAAACAATATTTCCAACTATTGCTCTTGTTGTACCATATAACCCGCCAACAACTGTAGAACCAAAAGCATCAGCAGTATTATTAGTTCCACCGCCAATACTAGTTAATGAGTTACTTGAGATATTGCTTTGACCACCTGCAACAACAGAAAACGCACCACTAGCAGTACTATTCCAGCCACCGCTAATAACAGACACTGCACCACTTGCAGTATTGCCGAAAATATTTGTGCCTTCTGTACCACCGCCAGCAACAACAGAACCGATACCACTAGCTGTGTTTTTACGACCACCACCAACAAAGCTCCAATCCCCACTAGCTGTATTCCTATTAGCCGCAGTTCCAGCATCACCGCCACCACCGATAAATGAATAACTACCTGTAGCTTGGTTATTGCCACCGCCTACTACTATTCCATGAGGAGTAAAGAAAGATAGAGTGCTTGTAGATGAACCTGATGCGGCTTGGGAAAGGGTAAGGCTTGTTCCTGATATGGCGGCTACATAAGTGTTTGGAAAGGTAATGCTTGTGCCAGTAATCATTTGCCCAACTTTAATGTTGGCATTAGAACCGCTTAATGTAACCGCAGTTGTGCCGTTCATTGTGGCAGATTGTGTGGTTACGGCAGAAGATGATGTAGTAGAGTTTGAAGTTCCCCCACCTACAAATCCATAATAACCACTTCCTGTATTTGATAAACCACCAACAACAGAAGCATAATTTAATGTAACTGCATTTTGTTGACCGCTTAAAATTCCACCATAAGGTTGATTTACCACATTTAACGCACCGCCAGCAACAGTTGAAGCAACATTACTTGCTGTATTTCCAAATCCACCGCCTACAACAGATTGAGTTGAACTAGAAACTTGACTAGCCGCATTTCTAGCAGTCTGCCAGTCTACAGCTTGCGTACCCCTAGCATTACCACCTGCTGTAGTAGATGTAGTAGCTTGTGCTTGTAATGCGCCTGTTCCTGCTGGTTGTACAAATAAAGCACCAGTAGACTCTAATCCAATAGTAGATACTCCACTAAAGGATAGGGTAGGAGTTCCGTAGACTGCTGTAGTAGTTGTGGGGATGTAGGTGTTAGCTGTTGCGCCTAGCTCTAGTTGTGGTGCGGCAACAGTAATAGTTTTACTTGTTCCAGTAAATGTAAGATTAGTACCATCTTCGGAAATAAAGAACTGAGAAAATGTTTGAGCGCCAGAAACAGTTATTGAGCAACGATACCATCCAGCCGCACCAGAAACTGCTGTAATTGAAAATGATGTTGGGGCAGTTCCAATGTTTGTGGAAAAACTGCCTGTTGATAAATTAAAAATAACACCTGAGTTTGGGTTACTTAAATAAACACCTATAAAATTTGCTGTTCCTGCTTTAGCATAAATACTTAAAGTAAATGTATTAGACGCATAAGAAGTTGCTTGAAAAAATGAATGTTGTACACTTACAGCAGTTCCACTATTTAATATAGCCGCTGTAGTTCCACCAAAAGGGTCAGTTTGACCGCCAGTCAAAGAACTATTTGATTGAGTCCAAGTAGTTGTTAAAGAACTAGACTGTAATAATAAGTTTGTACCAGTACCATTTACCCTAGCTGTCTGTCCTGTAATCGTAGTAGCGTTTACAGTAGATGGGGTAGTAGCACCTATAGTAGTGCCATTGATTGTGCCGCCTGTGATGTCTGCAGCAGTCTTTTCTACCTTGTCTGTATTAAGATTAGTAAAGTTAGCATCTACCTCTACATGGGTAAGCGGAGAGCCTTTACCTGCTCTGGTAACAATAGTAGACATATTAAGCTAGGGTAACTGATAGATTACCGATTGCGATCTTAAATACATCTCCTGTTTCTATTATTTTAGAACTGTCTAGTGCTGTATGATAGTACAGATTACCGCTTGTGCTTGCATCCAATATTCCAATATGGCTTACTGTTCCCCAAGTCGATGTGCATTGTGGGAACTCTACCGCAGCAGAGTTTGTAGATACACCATTGCTTGGTGCGCCAAAAGTTACTGATTGTCGAGCATACGATCCACCACTTACCTCTGTGCCTGTACCAGCATCTGTAGGGTCTGCTGTATAGAGACCAACATAGACTGTTGCAGGAGAGGTAAAAGTTGTTGCTCGTAGAGTTGCATTGATTAGTGCGTTCTCTAGGTAGTTTGACATTTCAGCCATGATATTTCCTTATCGTGAGGTTACGCGCATTTGTAATGGAACACCTGAATACTCACCATTTTGATCTGCATCGGATATGTTTTTAATTGCTCTGTCGTACAGGGTTGCCCATGTCTGACTTCTTGCATCGTTAATTAAGTATGGCTCTGCTTCTAAAAGAGAGGCATAGAGGAGAGCATCTGGATAATTAGCAAGAAATACATTGCTTGCATTACCAGTAGACAATACAGTAGGTTTAGCATAATAGAGGATCTCCAATGTATATGCTGTGTCTGGCTTTGGTGCTAACTCAAACTCGCTTGCCAGGATTGTGTAATAAATCGGTTTGCCACTCTCATCTGCTGGTGCATCTCTAGTAAATGTACTAGGAGACATATAGGTAATAGGGTATCTTGGGTTGCCTTGGATATGCAAATCCCGAATCTCTAAGAAGTCTGTAGGTAGGGCTACTTTGCCATCACCACTTACTGTTAATGCTGTAGCTGACTCTAACATCTGCCGAGTGCGTAAGTCTCTTGCTATGCGTAGCTCTGCAAAGCTAATAAAGTCGGGGATAACCGATGTTAAGTCTGTTCGACCTAAGTAGTTAGCCACCGATGCTTTAAGATCGGTAAAGTTTGTGTAAGCCATGATTTCCTAATCTTTTGGTAGTTCGATGTTATGCCATCCATAGACATACTGCCCAATATGCTTTATCTGCTTGGATAGATCGTGGTCTACCCAAGTATCAACACCTTCATCTTTTGCTTTAATGCAAAAGTAAATATCCTCGCCTAGTATCTTGTTGTTTAAAAGCTGCTCAAAGTAGAAGTAGGGTTTTTCCATCTTCTTAATGACACTCTGTTTAATCAACATAATTCCACAGCCAATCCCATCTACTTTCTCAACACCTGACTTAGCATTGGAGTAGACCGCTACCCAATCTACAGAGCCATCCTCGTTTATATGGATGTTCCTAGCTGTAGGGTTAACGGGTTCTGCCCTTGTAGTTGCATTGACCCCAATAATATCTTTATCGTGAGCCATTAATATTTTTAAGGTATCTTGTGGAAACCTCATATCTGCATCTACAAAGAGCAGATAGTCTGCCTTGTTTTCTAGTGCTGTTTCTACCAACTTATTCCTCTGGTCAAATATTAGCGTTCCAGAGCTAGTAAACAGGTCTATATCG